GGAAACCTGGCAGAGCCAGTTCGGTGGCTCTGCCAATACCGGCAAGGTTGCGATCCTAGAGGAGGGTATGAAATACACTCCCATTTCCATCTCTCCGGAACAAGCGCAGTTCCTAGAAACCCGAAAATTCCAAATCAATGAGATTGCTCGAATTTTCAGAGTCCCTCCTCATATGGTCGGGGACTTGGAAAAGTCGAGCTTTTCCAATATTGAGCAGCAGTCTCTTGAGTTTGTGAAGTACACCTTGGACCCTTGGCTGATCCGCTGGGAGCAGTCCATTTTCCGGGTGCTCTTCACGGAAAGCGAAAAGAAAGAATACTTTGTCAAATTCAATGTGGAAGGCCTGCTCCGCGGTGACTATGCCACCCGTATGAGTGGTTATGCCACTGCACGACAGAACGGCTGGATGTCCACCAACGACATCCGTGAGCTGGAGAATTTGGATCGTATCCCTGCAGAAGAGGGCGGCGATCTGTACCTCATCAATGGCAATATGCTCCCCCTGCGAGATGCCGGAGCTTTTGCAAATATCACTACACCCGACGGAAAGGAGAATGAAACCGATGAAGAAGTTCTGGAAGTGGACGAACCAGGCGGAGACGGAGACGATCCCGGCGGCTCGGACACTGCATCTGAACGGAACAATCGCCGAAGAAAGCTGGTTTGACGATGACGTCACGCCCCAGCTGTTCAAGGAGGAACTGATGGCTGGCTCCGGCGATATCACTGTTTGGATCAACAGCCCCGGTGGCGACTGCGTTGCGGCTGCCCAAATCTACAATATGCTGATGGATTACCCCGGCAATGTAACGGTCAAAGTGGACGGTATTGCTGCTTCCGCTGCGTCCGTGATTGCGATGGCCGGCACCACAGTGCTGATGTCCCCGGTATCTATGCTGATGATCCACAACCCTATGACCGTTGCCTTCGGCGACTCTGCTGAAATGCAAAAGGCCATCGAAATGCTGGCAAGCGTGAAGGACTCCATTATCAATGCCTACGAGATCAAGACCGGCTTGTCCCGTGCCAAGCTCTCTCACCTTATGGACGCAGAGACTTGGATGGACGCAAATAAGGCCGTTGAGCTGGGCTTTGCCGATGGCATTCTGAATCGCAATGCCGAGACCACCGATATGGAAGTGCCTGCAGTTTCCATGCTGTACTCCCAGGCAAAGGTTGTCAATTCCCTCAAGGAAAAGCTGGCAGCCAAGTGCAGGATCGCACCCAAGACCCAAGCACCCGAAGTTCCCACCCATACACACAGAGCCGACGACCTGTTGGACCGGCTCAATCTCATCAAAAACTGGAGGTAATTTACTATGACTATTACTGAACTGCGCGAGAAGCGCAATAAGGCATGGGAGGCTGCAAAGGCCTTCGTTGACACCCGGCGTGATAAGGACGGTCTGCTGACCGCCGAAGATGCCGCTACCTATGCACAGATGGAGCAGAAGGTCAAGGACTACAGCTCCGAAATCGACCGCATGGAGCGTCAGGAGGCTATTGACCGCGAAATGAACGCTCCCACTTCCACCCCCATCACTGCCAAGCCCACCACCGCAAAGGTGGATACCAAGACTGGCCGTGCAGCTGATGTCTACAAGACTTCCTTCTGGAACCAGATGCGTAATCGTACCAATGCCGAGGTCCGCAACGCACTGAGCGTGGGCGTCGACAGCGAAGGTGGCTACCTGGTTCCCGACACCTACGAGAAGCACCTGGTAGAAGCTCTGCACGATGAGATGGTGATCCGTCGCCTGGCTCACGTGTTTACTACCGCTTCCGGCAGCCACAAGATCCCCGTGGTTGCTTCCCACGGCTCTGCCAACTGGGTGGAGGAATCCGGTGAGATCCCCGAAACCACCGAGACCTTCGGCCAGCAGCACATCGGCGCTCACAAGCTGACTGCACTGATCAAGGTTTCCGAGGAACTGCTGAACGACTCTGCTTTCGATCTGGAGGACTACTTCCGTCGTGAGTTTGCCCGTCGCATCTCCAATGCCGAGGAGCTGGCTTTTGTTACCGGCGACGGCAACGGCAAGCCTGTGGGTCTGTTCAGCGATGATGAAGGTGCTGAGACCGGTATTACCGCAGCCAGCGCTACTGAGATCACCGCTGACGAGGTTATCAACCTCTACTACAGCCTGCGTTCTCCTTACCGCAAGAAGGCTGTGTGGCTGCTGAACGACTCCACCGTCAACGCTATCCGTCTGCTGAAGGACAAGAACGGCCAGTATCTGTGGCAGCCCGCCCTGAAGGAAGGCGCTCCCGACACTCTGCTGGGTCGCCCCGTTTATACTTCCACCGCAATCCCCAGCATCGGTGCCGGCCAGAAGGTCATGGCTTTCGGTGACCTGTCCTACTACTGGATCGGTGACCGCGAGGGCATTTCCTTCCGTCGCCTGAACGAGCTGTACGCTACCAAGGGTCAGGTCGGTTTCCTGGCTACCAAGCGTGTGGACGCAAAGCTGATTCTGCCCGAAGCCGTCAAGGTCATGCAGATGGCCACTGCGTAAGTTAGGAGGTGGCGGTGATGGACGAACTTCTGAGCAAGGTCAAGCAAAACTTAATACTGGAACACGAGGCTGACGATCCGTTGCTGAAGGGCTACATCACCGCCGCTGTTGCTTACGCGGAGAGCTATCAGCATATCCCGGCAGGCACCTACCAGGAAAAGCCTATGCCTCCAACCACCGAACAAGCAGTCATTATGCTGTCGTCCCACTTTTACGAAAGTCGGGACGGCAGCACCGGTGGCTTCTTTTCGGATAATGTCCAAGCCGGACAGCAGGTATGGAATACAGTCAATCTGCTGCTTCGGCTGGATCGGGAATGGAAGGTGTAAGTATGTCCTTTGGGAAAATGAATGACTTTATCACCATTGTCGAGAAACGGATCCGTACCGACGAGGAAGGCTTCAAGGTGCAGGAGGATGAAGAGATTGCATCCGTCCGCGCCTACAGGGAAGGTCGCCACGGAAATGAGCGCTGGGCAAATCGTGCTGCTTTTTCTGATGCGACCACTCTCTTCCGTTTCCGGATTATTCCGGGTATCACCATAACTACCGCAATGCTGATTCTCTGTGGTGAGGATCGGTTCGAGATCACCTCCGTGGAGGATGTCAAAGGCAGAGGTATGTATGTGGAAGTGCTGGCAAAGGAGGTGCAGCCCAGTGGCAAAAGTTGACGTGAAAATGCCGGAGGAGTTTCTGCTGAAGCTCTCCAAGCTGGGTAGTAGCACCGACAAGATTGCCGAGCGTGTGCTGGAAGCCGGTGGTGAGGTTGTGCTGAAAAAGGTAAAAAGCAACCTTGCCAGTGTGGTCGGTAAGAACACAAAAGTGGAGTCTCGCTCCACAGGCGAACTGGAAGCCTCCCTCGGCCTTTCTCCGGCAAAACCGGATAAGAATGGCAACCACGATATCAAAGTTGGTTTCGCCGAGCCTCGTTCCGATGGCGGCAGTAATGCCAAAATTGCTAACATTCTGGAGTACGGAAAACATGGTTTGCCACCTAGACCCTTCTTAAAGCCTGCGAAGACCGCTGCCAAGAAGGAATGCATCAGCGTAATGGCACAGACTTTTGAAGAGGAGGTGGCTAAGCTGTGAGCCTGCTAAGCGAACTGACGGCCATTGCCGGTCAGCTGGCGTTGCCCGTGGAAACGGGCATCTTTTCTGATGTTGCCCCTAAAGAGTATCTCGTGCTGACACCGCTGACAGATCTGCTGGAACTCCACGCAGATAACGCGCCCGGCGGTGAAGTCCAGGAGGTGCGCCTGACACTTTACGTCAAGGGCAATTACACAAAGCTAAAAAATGCAATTTCCCGTGCGCTCCTGCGTGCGGAGATCACCATAACAGACCGTCGCTATAACGGTCACGATAACGATACCGGCTACCATCAATACACCATTGATGCAGCCAAATACTATGAATTGGAGGAATGAACATGGCTACTATCGGCCTTGATAAGCTGTACTATGCCAAAATCACCGAAGATGCCGAAGGAAATGAAACCTACGCTGCTCCGGTGCAACTGGCAAAGGCAATCAGTGCGGATCTGTCTGTGGAACTGGCAGAAGCAACGCTGTATGCCGATGATGGTGCCGCTGAGATCGTCAAGGAGTTCAAGTCCGGCACACTCTCCTTGGGTGTGGATGACTTGGGTGGAAGCGTTGCTTCCGACTTGACTGGCTCCACCATCGACAATAACGGCGTTGTCATCTCCACTGCTGAAGATGGCGGCGATCCCGTGGCTGTTGGCTTCCGCGCAAAGAAGTCTAACGGCAAATACCGCTACTTCTGGCTGTACCGCATTAAGTTCGGTATCCCTGCCACGGCGCTTGCCACCAAGGGCGACAGCATTACCTTTAACACCCCCACCATCGAGGGTACGATCATGCGTCGGAACAAGATGGATGCCAAGGGCAGACATCCTTGGAAGGCAGAGGTTACCGAGGGCGATTCTGCCGTGGCTGCCGCTACCATCACCAACTGGTACAAGGAAGTGTACGAGCCTTCCTATGCTACTACTGCAAACACTACGGAATAAGGAGGACTGACCAATGTTTGAAGATCGCGCATCTGTTATTCAGATCGGCGGTGAGGAATACACCTTGCTGCTTACCACTAAGGCGACCAAGGAGGTCGCTGGCCGTTACGGCGGCCTTGAGAACCTGGGCGACCAGCTGATGAAGTCCGAAAACTTCGAGATGGCAATCGGCGAAGTTGTGTGGCTCATTACACTGCTGGCGAACCAGTCCATCCTGATCCACAACCTCAAGCACAAGGATTCCCCCAGGGAACTGCTGACTGAGGAAATGGTGGAACTGCTCACGGTGCCGGCAGACCTGGCTACCTACAAAAGTGCCATTATGGACGCTCTGCTGAAGGGCACCAAGCGTAACATCGAAAGTGAGACCGACGCAAAAAACGTGGCGGTCGAGTAAGTGACGCTGAGTTATTTACTCGACTGCTTTATTACGGCATCAGCCAGCTGCATCTTTCTATGGATGAGGTTTGGCTGATGCCTTTTGGTTTGCTGCTGGACTTGTGGGAATGCCATAAACAATTCCACGGGATTGCCAAACCGAAGCGGGAGATGTTCATTGATGACATTGTCCCGGACGGAATCTAACTGAAAGGCGGTGGTGAGATGGCTGACACTTTCGGTCTGAAAATTGGTCTTGAGGGTGAGAAGGAGTTTAAGAAAGCCCTCGGTGAGATCAACCAGTCTTTCAAGGTTCTCGGTTCGGAAATGAAACTGGTGGAATCCCAGTTCTCCAAAAATGACAATTCCGCAGATGCCCTTGCCGCCCGGCATAAGGTGCTGACAGATCAAATTGATGCCCAAAAGCAGAAAATTGAGCTGCTGAAGCAAGCACTAGCCAACTCCGCAGAATCCTTCGGTGAGAACGACCGCCGCACCCAAGCATGGCAGATCCAGCTGAACAACGCCCAGGCAGCCCTCAACGGCATGGAGCGTGAGCTGGCTGACAACGAGTCGGCTATGGACGGGCTGGGCAAGGAAATGGACGATACCGGAGACTCCGCTGAAGATTTGGAAGAAGAGCTGGACGATGCCGGCGATGCCGCCGACGATAGCGAAGGCAAATTCTCCAAGCTGGGTGGCACCCTGAAAACAGTCGGCGTTGCGATGGGTGCTTGCGTGGCTGCCGCCGCAGCCGCAGCCGTCTCCTTGGGTAAAGCTGTTGTAGAAGCCTATGGCGAATATGAGCAGCTGGTCGGCGGTATCGACACTCTGTTTAAGGACTCTTCCGGTGCCTTACAGGAATACGCCAATAACGCATATAAAACTGCGGGCTTGTCTGCAAATGACTATATGTCCACAGTTACCTCCTTCTCCGCTTCGCTGATCTCCTCCTTGGGTGGCGATACGGAGGCTGCGGTCAAGTATGCGGATATGGCCATCACCGATATGGCGGACAACGCCAATAAGATGGGCACCGACATTGGCCTCATTCAGAACGCCTACCAGGGTTTTGCGAAGCAGAACTACACCATGCTGGATAACTTGAAGCTGGGTTACGGCGGCACCAAGACGGAAATGGAGCGTCTGCTTGCAGATGCCCAGGCCATTTCCGGTATTGAGTATGACATCAGTTCCTACGCTGATGTCGTCGCGGCGATCCATGTTATACAGGAGAGCATGGGCGTTGCCGGTGCTACCGCTGCGGAAGCGGAACACACCATTGAAGGCTCTATGAACGCAATGAAGGCTGCCGTCAGCAACCTTGTTGTTGGCTTTGGCAATGCCGACGCTGACATAGAGCAGCTGTGCAACAATGTGGTGGATGCATTCCAAGATGTGCTGGCAAATATCACGCCAGTCATCGAGAACATCATCGCAGCACTACCTACGGCTCTGAATGCAATCTTGGAGACCATCGCAGAATTGCTCCCCACTTTGCTGGAAACTGTGGTGGATCTGTTCTCCCAAGTGCTGAATACCTTGCTGACCTTGCTACCGCAGTTGATCCCAGCGGTCATTCAAGCGGTACCGACCAT